AAGTCACAAGATGGTGATGAACTATTGAGTGATGGGGAGGAGTTCTAGTGATAGTTTCTATCAAGAACGATGATGGCATGGTATCATATGACATCAACAGTATAGATGATAAACAAAGACTACAAGAAGCTAAGATTATAGTTTCTAAGGTTGGAAATTTAGAAACTGTTACTGAGGCTTTAGGCTTTGCATCGGCTACTCATCGAGCTAACTTAGAAAAGTTACTTGCTGATAGCCCAGAAGCTTTAGTCGAAGAAAGTACTATTGAAGAAAGAGAAACTTCTGACGAAGAGTAGTACAATTAACTAACAAAAGCTAGGCGGGGTAGGAAAATTTCGTCTAGCTTTTCTATTTGGAGATAGAATATGGAACAAAACAAAACAACATTTATTAAACATAAGCTACCATGTAATAGTTGTGGTGGGTCAGACCCAGTATCAATGAACAAAGATGGTTCGGCTTATTGTTTTAGTTGCTCTACATTTTTCCCAGACTATGAGAAAAGTGAAGGTGTACCATTACCAGTAACTAAGCCTAAAGAAAATAATACTTTCTTGACTTCTTACTCTGGTATCTATGGAGCATTGACAGATAGAGGTATCTCAAAAGAAACTGCTATTAAGTTTGGAGTTAAGATTATTAACGACCACGCTGACAAAATACAAAAGCATGTCTATCCATTTTATAATGGTTCAGAAGTTGTTTGTACTAAGACTAGAGTTATAGATAACAAAAGTTTTTACAGCAATGGTACATATGAAGGCACTGGTTTATTTGGTGAGCAGATGTATCGTAATACTAAAGGTAAGTACTTAACTATTACCGAAGGTGAATGTGATGCTATGGCAGTTGATGAATTATTTCAAGGCAAGTATGCAGTCGTATCACTTAAGCGTGGTGCTGCAGGTGCAGTTAAAGACATCCGAGAAAGCATTGAGTTTGTTGAAGCATTTGATACAGTTGTGTTGTGCTTTGATAATGACAAGGCAGGACAGGAAGCTGCTAAGAATGTAGCTCGTATAGTAAAACCCGGAAAGATTAGGATAATGAATTTACCTAATGGTTACAAAGATGCTAATGATATGCTTAGACAAAAGAAATATTCTGAGTTTACTAAATCATGGTGGGAAGCTAAGACATATACTCCTTCTGGTATCATGGAGTTATCATCACAGAAAAGTGATTGGTTAAATCGTGAGACAAAAGAAAGTATTGCTTATCCTTGGGAAGGTCTTAACAAGAAACTATATGGGCTAAGACGAGGTGAGCTAGTAACACTTACTGGTGGTACAGGATTAGGTAAGTCTTCTGTGACTAGAGAGCTTGAGCATTGGCTTATTAAAAATACTAAAGACAATGTAGGTATCGTTGCCCTTGAAGAAAATTGGTTACGAACTGCTGACGGTTTAATATCTATTGAAGCTAATGACAGAATATATCTTAATGAGAAACGAGATAAGTATACACCTGAACAACTCAATGAGTTCTTTGATAAAGTAATTGAAAAAGATAGAGTCTTTATCCATGCTCACTTAGGAGCTACAGATATTGATGAGATATTTTCTAAACTTCGTTACATGATTATTGGTTGCCAATGTAAATGGGTAGTGCTAGATCACTTACACATGCTTGTCAACATCTTATCAGAAGGTGATGAACGTAGAGGTATTGATTCACTTATGAATAAACTTCGTAGTTTAGTTGAAGAAACTAATGTCGGTATGATATTAGTATCACACTTAAGAAGAGCTGCAGGAGAGAAAGGACATGAGCAAGGCATTGAGGTATCACTATCTCACTTGAAAGGCTCACAAGGTATCTCACAGTTATCTGATTGTGTGATTGCTCTTGAGAGAAACCAACAAGCTAAAGACCCAGAAGAAGCTAGTCGTACTAAAGTAAGAGTACTTAAGTCTAGGTATACTGGAGACACAGGACTTGCATGTACTTTGCAATACGATAACAATAGTGGTAGACTATACGAAACCACAGACACGGAGACATTTGACAATGAAGAAACTTATTTTTGATATAGAAGCAGACGGACTGACACCTACTAAACTCTGGTGCATAGTTGCAAAAGAATTAGATGGTACTACACATACCTTTAATCCTGACCAACTAGAACAGGGCAAAGAGTTTTTACAAACTGCTGATGTACTTATTGGACACAACATAATTGGCTATGATATCCCTGTCTTAGAAAGACTAATGAATTTTAAATACACTGGTGGTATTGAAGATACTTTAGTTATGTCTAGATTATTTAATCCGGTTCGTGAGAATGGACACAGTTTAAAAATCTGGGGCTATCGTGTTGGCTTTCATAAACAAGAACAGCCAGAAGACTTTGATAGTTATACTCCTGAAATGTTAGAGTATTGTACTAGAGATGTAGAGTTAAACGAGGTTGTCTATAAAAAATTATTAGATGAAGGTCGTGGCTTTAGTGATGAGTGTCTTTCTTTAGAACATAGTGTTGCTAAGATAATGAATGAGCAAGAAAAAACTGGCTTCCTATTTAACGAGAAAGAAGCTACACTATTACTAGCCAAACTAAAAGATAGAATGGTAGAAGTAGAAGATGAAGTTCATCGAACATTCAAACCTAAATGGGTTGATGTTAAGAAAGTTATTCCTAAACTTAAGAAAGATAAAACACTTTCTAAATCTGGATTAACTAATGTAGAGTATGCTGAACGAGTAGATACTAATAACATTACACCTTTTATGAGAAAAGAATTACAAGAGTTTAATCTTGGTAGTCGTAAACAAATTGGTGAATACTTAACAGACTTTGGGTGGAAGCCAGAAAGATTTACACCTACTGGTCAACCTATTGTTGATGAAGGTACACTTAAAAAGATTGAACATATACATGAAGCTAAACTTATTGCTGAGTTTTTGTTATTGCAAAAGCGTATAGCACAGATAACTTCATGGATGAAAGAACTTAAAGATGATAGAGTACATGGACATGTTATTCCGAATGGAACTATAACAGGTCGTATGGCTCACTACAGTCCAAACATGGCACAGATACCTGCTGTTTACAGTCCTTATGGTAAAGAGTGTCGTTCTTGTTGGATTGTACCTGAAGGTTATAAGTTAGTTGGGATTGATGCTAGTGGTCTTGAACTAAGAGTATTAGCACACTACATGGGTGACAAAGATTACATACATGAAGTAGTTAATGGTGACATCCACTCAACTAATCAAAACTTAGCAGGACTAGATACAAGAGATAAAGCTAAGACTTTTATTTATGCTTTAGTATATGGAGCAGGTGATGCTAAGATAGGAAGTATTATAGGTGAGAGTAAAGAAGGTGGTTCTAAACTAAAGAAAACTTTCCTTACTAATTTACCTGCACTTAAAAATCTTACCACTAAAGTACAACAGGCTTCAAGACGAGGGTACTTAAAAGGTTTAGACGGTAGAAAGATATATGTTAGAAGCGAACATGCTGCATTAAATACTTTATTACAAGGAGGAGGTGCTATTGTAATGAAGAAAGCTATGCAGATTCTAAATGATTTAATTAAATTAAATACTTTAGATGCTAAGTTTGTAGCTAACATCCATGATGAATGGCAGATACAAGTTAAAGAATCTCAAGCAGAAACAGTGGGTACTTTAGGAGTAGAAGCAATATTCAAAGCAGGAGAACATTTTAAAATGAGATGCCCATTAGACGGTGAATTTAAAATAGGAGAAAGCTGGTATGAAACTCACTAAAGGTGAAGAGTATCAAGAGTTGATTGATATTTGCGAAAAAGTAGACAAAATGGTCGAACAGGTAGATGCTTTTTGTAAAATAAAATATGAACATACTAACTGGGCTTTTACTGATGACCTTTCAAAACAAGAACTAGAAGAAATAAAAGATAAAAAACTTGGAGAAGTAATTCCAAGTATTATTTTTTATTATAAGGAGATTTAATGAAACTCATTAAAATTTGTAGTAAATGTAATGTAGAAAAAGAACTTAATAAAGAAAATTTTTTACTTAGATATGATAGAAAAAACAAATCTGAAAATGTTTTTAGAACTGATTGCAGAGATTGTTATAATAAACTTACTAGAGGTAATCCTAAATATTTAAGAAAAGC